CTAATTATTTCTTATATTTTAATGGAACTTGGCAACCAAGCGATTATATATATTTCACTGAGCAATATTATACTCAACCTGCTGTAGGAGGATACTCAGTTCCAAATACAGATAAAATAAGAATAGAAAGTCAAACGTTAGCAACTAATAGATTGCAACTTGCTAAATCTGTAGTTTATAACAATCCTACAAGTAGTAGAACTAATGATATTCATTTGACTCAAGTTGGTTTTAGTCCACAAGATCAAATAAATAATGATATAATTGCTCAATTAGGTACTACGTATAATTTAGACCAAATAATAGGAGATCCAAGATACAGCGATTTAAACTATTATCCTGGTTTAGAAACATTACAAGAAGACTATTTTGAAAAATATGTTAGTCCTTATAATTATAAAGATTTTATTCAATTAATTGAAACATATCATAAATCTTTATTTAGATATTTAGAAACTTATATCCCTGGTAGAGCAAATAATGCTTCTGGAGTTGTAATAAAACCTCATATTCTTGAAAGAAGTAAAACAAGAAGATATGAACCTACTATTGACACAGCATCTTATGATGGTCAAATAGAAACGGTAACTATTGTAGGATCAAACTCAGGAGACTATTGCTGTTCAAGAAATTCAGCAATAAATGAAGCATTTTTCGATGGTGAATTAAGTGGAAGTTTTATTGAAATTTGGAGTGCTTATACTCAAAACAACCCATTTACTAGAGCTATTTGTGATTGTCA